TATAAGCAGAACTAGAAGCTGCCGAAGCAGAGCTTACTGACGTGTCTTTAGCAGCTTCAGAAGCAGATTGTGCTGTCTCAGAAGCGCCTTGAGCAACAACTGAAGCATCTTTGGCAGCTTCAGAAGCAACTTGAGCAACAACAGAAGCGTCTTTAGCTACGACTGAAGCGTCTTTAGCAACAACTGAAGCGTCTTTAGCTACTACTGCGGCTGCTCGTGCCGTCTCTGCGTCTGTGGCTGAACTAGCAGCCTCGTTTGCTTTAGTTGAAGCAGTCGCCGCATCGGTCCCAACTTGAGACGCAGTAGCGTCTGTAGTCGCGTCACCAGTACCCCCAGTACCTCTAAAGATACCCATAGACTGCTCCAGCTAAAGAAAACAAAAAAGAAAAAAGGGGGCCTAAGCGACCCCCATAGAGTTCATTACGCAGAAGGTACTGCGAGAACGAAACCAGCTTCAGGACGATACACCTGAACACCGTACAGACAATCAGCCGTGTACAGAGTTGACAAGTATTCCTGCTTGTACTGGGTTTGTGAACGTACTGACTGCTGCTCTGCAAGGACAATAGCGTCTTTGTGGAACAAAAGTGCTGCACGAGTGTCTACAGAAGCTGCTGAGTTTTGGGCAGCAGTTTCGATAGTAGCACAGTTAGCAGATACATAAACATCTACGCCGTACAAGTTACCGATAAGCCCAGACTGAACTGCCTGACCGCCTACGAAGTCAGAAGACACGTAACGATCAATACCCATAATTGCATTTCGAGTAGCTGGTGGGATAATAAGTACGCGACTTTCCATCGGTACGTTATTGTCGTCCATCTTCTGAATCATATCACGGAAGAATCGATCAGTGAACTCATCTCCAGCAACACCATCAATAGTGTCGTCTGTGTACTGAGTCGTTGTGTTATTGGTGTTCATGAAACAGCCAGTGTGCTGGTAGTCCGTAGGAGCTACAGCAGAAGCAAACACAACTGCACCACCGGACCCAAAACCAGTACCACAAGAGTGGAGGTCTGTGTCAATTTTGGTAGCCAGAGCGTAACCAGCGTCTTCAGTGTAAAACTGACGTAAGCTGTTTAAAGCCTGTACTTCGACGATGTCTTCGATGAGACGTGAGTACTCAAAGTGTCGATCGATGTCGATAGTGAGTTCGCCTTCGGTGTTAGCAATGATAGTAACTGCCGTATCAGCAGCCTTAGCATTTGCATCGCCACGTACGGGCTTAGGGATGTGAAGCTTGTCGCCCTTCTTGCCACTCATAGAGAGTTTCTTGACAAGGGGAGCCAACTTCAGGTTCTTTTGGTAAGCAGCGACAATCTCATCACTCCAGATTTCTGGAATAAAAGTAGCTGCCTCTGTTTTTGCGGTATTACCGCCTGCGCCGGGATAGGTTGCAGTAGCCATGTTAATCTCCTAATAGATTATTTTACTCGACCCTCCGCGTATGCTCTAAAGATTTCCTCTGATAAAGCTTGATAACGCTCTGGGTCTGTTTTCATTAGTTTAATAATGTCGGCCCTACGATATACTTTTCTACGACTAGCCTCACCGCTACCCTGCATGTTACCTGTATTAGCTGCCTTAATTTGTTGCTTACGTGCCTGTTTCTCAACCTTCACGGTTTGTTCTGCTACTGTCTTACGCTCTTTCCAGAGTGAAAACAGCTCATCAGCAGCTTCAGCATTAAATTGTTGGTCAGCTTCTACGAACAACTGAGTCCTAATCTTTGAAGCTTTAATCCACTCAGCAAACTTAGGGTCCTTAAGGATACCCTGCATGTCTGGATGCTTGTTATTAAGCACTGCCAGAGATGATTGTTTTTTGTAGTGAGAAGAATATTCCTGCGCTTCTCTAATCTTAGGATGATTCTCAATAGCACGATTGACGGCTGCTTGAGGGTCCGTAAAATAGTCAATATCGTCTTCAGGCTCAACGTACTGTTGAGGTGCTGGTTGCTGTGGTTGACTGCCAATGTAGTCGTCCACAACCTTACGAAGTTCTCCTACTTCAGAGGATTGACGACCTAGGAGCTTCTCAGCTTCTTGGTGCATCTGCACGACTTGTTCTAAAGACTTGCCTTGGTATTTCTCTGGTACTGGAGGTTCTTCTTGAGGTTGCTCAACAAAGTCTTCTTGTTGAATCTCTTGTACTTCGTTTTCTTCGGTTTCTTCTACAGTTTCCTTTTCAGGCTGCGAATCGACCATTGTCGCTCTAGACATAATTAAACTCCGTGAACTTAGTCATTATGGAGATTGAGGTTTCCTACCTGCTTGTTCGTGTTCCTTTATCCACTTCATGTGTCTACCGGGGAAGTCCCCAGAGTGTCCATCAAGTATAAAAGGCGGGGCAGACAGCATTTTTGTAGAACTAGCGCCACATTTGCACCTACTCGTAGTGTCGCTAGAGTCTACAAATCTTTCGTATACGTGTCCATTTTCACAACGGAAGTCGTATACCTTAATCATCTACTTCTTCTTCTTCTGCTTGCTCTCTGGACACTGTAATAGTGCTCTCCAGATTAATCACAGAAGCTAAGGCAGCAACTTGCCCCTTACGAAATAAGAAGTCTTCAGTGTCCTTGACTGTCTGAATGTCAGCCAAGGTAATTGCATTGTTAGAAAGCTCTTGAATGAGTTGTTTGAAACCTTCGTGATTGAAGAGTTCGTTGTAGTTGTTAAAGTAAGTTTCAAGCTCAGGCTTCATAAGTTCTCTTTAGTTGATACTATAGTTAATAGTATAGCATGTTTTTAGGTTAAAGTCAAGAAGTATTTAGTAGCCTTTCTTCATAGGCTTTTTCTTCTTCT